CACATTGATTATGAATAATCCAATTAATCCTGTTAAACATGCACTCATGATAATTTAATAGTCACTTTCTCTTTATTCTTAATAGCGTTTTCTATCATGGGTTGCAATTTCTTTAATGCAGCAACACTGTCCCCGATTGATATAATTCTATTAACCATACCTACTAAGATACATCCCTCAGTATCTTTTTGTGTATTGCCTGTATGTATTCTGATACCAGCAAAACCAGGCACATTCAATACTTCTGGTAATATCTTTTTAAATCTGTTTGACATGCTCAATACAACTTCATATTCACCACGAGGAATAGCTGTTCTACCTGGTATCTTCCACTCTTTGACATCTACACCATCTACTTCTCTCACAGTATCTTCGAGTGTATAACAAACAAATAAACCATCTACTGTTAGAGTACCGATAGTACATAGTGGATAAAGGAAATCTCTTTTTAATTCAATAATCATTTTCATGTGCCCTTCATTTATCTATTCATTAACTCTTATAAGTCTTTGTTTAATTTATTTATTTAATTCAAGTATCTATTCAAGTATCTATTCATTTAATACACATAAAATAGTAGAATATCATCGAGGCACAGTCTAATTTTGAACGGTTGTCAACTATTTGTCAACTATTTTCAACTTTTTATGACACTTTTCCTGTTATAATACCTGCACCAGCTGAACCACTATATGTTGTTATCGGAACTAGCTCAGAATTTGCTTGGATTTCATTAATGATTCCTGTTGCTAATGCTAACAGAAACGCATCGAAAGTTTCTTTATTCACTCCAGGTTGAACAGGTAAAGCAGCCGATATCTTATTCGCCATTCCTTGTGGTGTCATTGCCATGAGTTCACTCTCCTATAATTCTTTCAACAACACTAGACCGTTATCATACTTCTTATCGTTGTTCATTGTCATTATGTTTCTACGGTTGCTCGTCTTGTTATATGATATATGAATCCAAACTGACCCGCCGTTTCGATATTCTAGCAACAACTGGTCAAAGAGGATGTTGTCTTTTATCCATTTTGCAATGTCAAAGAACTTCTCTCTATCATTTGGCAGGCCTCTAATAGAAGAGAATGATATATCAGCCGCCATACCAAGTTCATGCTGAGAAATCCTATTAGGATTTGAATAAGGATTGCCAGACGGTCTAACAACAGAGTTCAATTTAAATCCAACAGAACTAAATTGCTGTCTTATTGGCTCAAGACAGTTTAGACACAACCCCTGTGCATTTTCTGCTATATCTTTTGCTGTTAAACCATGTTGACCAGAGAATGGGAAATTGCTGCCCAAACTACCAACAGATACATCTCTTACTTTGAAGTTTGCTGATAATACAGTTTCATAAGTTATGAGCGAAGGAAGTGTATATATGCTTGATATTTTACTTGGAGTATGTGCTGGACTCGTTTTATCTTCATCGACTTTCAATAAAGCCTTATCCTCTCCTGCTAGTATTTTGGATGCTTCAGTATCTTCCAATTCAATCCCCTGCATTTCTTTTCTAGTAACAGGTGCTGGTATCCTAATTGAAGGTGACCATTGAGATACACCTGATACTGCATCATAACTGTTAGTGTGTCCAGAGAATATAATATCTCCAGTCGACGGATTCTGTAATATATTATTTGCATTCAGAGCTAATGCAGGTGCAGTAACCTTCGACGACCCGCTACCACCTATTTCAAATGCAGCTGAATTGACCCTAAATGTACCACCGACATCTATGTTATAATCCCCTGCTACTTTGACGTTAGCATTACCAGTAATCTCCACGTGCATCGCTTTATTTACTTTCAGCGACATGTCACCGTCAATAGTAACGTGACCGGAACCCTTTATATACACAAGTTCATCTGCATCTACTATCACGGTACGGATTCCCATGATACGGTCTACTTGATTACCTACATTATCAATCTCGAAGAATGTGCCAGTTCTGTGTGCAATGTGTACTCTCTCTGCATCTTTAGTATCATCGAATTCCATCACGTGACCAGATTCGCTCTGATATACGTGATTCTTTGGATACTGTGCATTATATGGTTGAGGAGATTGTTTCCATGTAACTGTGCTATTTGCCACAGAGATATTATTCACGGATGATTGTTCTTTAAACCCGAGTATTGTCTGTGTCACCTTGATACCTGATGCCAGTCTGGGTGTATCTGGCTCTTTATCGTGGGACAATAGAGGATACGTCCCATTAGGGTCTCTAAATCCTTGATTATTAAGAGAAATTTCATGCGGTTTTACGTCAAATTTGCTTTTTGATGGGTAGATATCTTCGCCAGAATTATCTGTCGCAGTATTGTCGATATTTTCTATTGTTGGTATTTCCTCTGTGTATATACCACCAATGAGCTTATGACCTTCACGGTAAAACTGTAATGTATTTTCACTCAGATAATTGTTATAATCTTTTCCTTTATATACAAGTGTATATGCACCTTCTATTCCATTGACATGTGCTGACAATAATACACCAGCAACCTTTTCTTTTGGTGTATATGCAGTTATCACCTGCATCTGCATTAGAGCAACATAATATACTTTCAGTAGATTCTCTTCAGCATCATATTGTTCATTAGGTGTATTAAGATATTGTTCCACACTCTTTACGCCATTTTTACCTACCCATGTACCGTCGCTGATATATCCAAGCGCCTCGAGTTCTGTATCCGTGTGTTGATATTTCCCAATACCAAACTCTGTTGTTTTACTCGGATTATTTCCTCTTAGTTCACCGAGTTTACTGATGATGTTTTTTACATCATTATGAGAAAGTGGTCCTATATAATCTTCTGTTGGTTCTTCTGGTGGTACTGGTCTAGGTAATATCGATAATTCGGAGTCGATAGTCGAATATAATTCTGTCCCAGTATAATTTGAATTGGGTACACCACCTATAGCACCTAGAATGAATGGTATTTGTTTATCTTCATCCAGGAACATTACAGCAACAGTAGAACCGTTCAAATACCCATTAGCAGATGTTCCTATACCGCTCATTGCAGCAGAGTTATTTTGTACACACGTAGCCCATGGCAAATCTTCTGTCGGTAATATAGTCTTATCGGCTTGATGTACCCCGATTAGTCTGACTTTATATCTTGTAGCCCTGAACGGGTCATTTGAGCAATCTTCTATTTTGCCTATGTAAATCATTTAATCTCGCTGAATGCAGCGTCCTTAATCAATTGCATGTTAATTTGATGTTTTGCTTGAGTGAATCTATGTTGTATTGCTGTTATAAGATATTTGCCACTATATACTTTATCGAATGTATCATTCGTATATTTGTCGCTAGCATCTACTGTTTTAAATTGATTCAACCATATATACACTGTTTGTCCTACTTCGTAATCTGTTCTGCCATGTACAACAATATCGATTTTCCATGTCTCAAGTTGTGCAAGCAAAGATATACGTTTAGCTATAATCTCAGCAGATATATCTTTCACTCCATTGAACAGATTGTTGTATGTATGATGTATAGAATGCAGACCAGAATTTTTGGATATCGGTAAAATGTTTAACGGGTTGGTGTCAGTGTGTGCTGTTTTATTGAAATCATCCGTGAACGAGTATGTATTAAGACTGAATCTTTTTGATAATATATCAGCACCATATAGTCTATGATTATATGCACCATTCATCATATTTTTTAAAAAATCTTGAGATGCTACGAATGTGAGTTCTTTGATAGTCTTATATTCTCTATCGATGTTTCTGATAGATTTTCCGTCCGTTGTTTGAGACCTGGCTGGATTCTTGTCGAAGAATAATTCTGTCTTTGCTTTGGCTGACAACAAAGTGCTAAGAGACTTGAATTTATGTCCTTGACATGTCTGATAGAAAAGATAGTTTGGTGTAACCATCTTATTGTTTGGTAGTATAGCTCTAGATGTAATATGATTGATAATCTTTAATGGACTCCAATAAGGAGATACAAACTTAATGAAATTATCTGACTCATCAGCATCGACTATTTGTGAACCGAATTCAGTGCTGAATATTGATTGCACAAGTGTTGATGTACTACCAGAATATGCTTTACTTATTCTCTTTTGTACATCAACATATCCTTCATACGATATGAAGTCCAGTGTATATGCATTCTTTTTGTCCTGATGTTCTCTAATACCAATCTTCGTAATCTGAAATATTGTTTTGATTGTATTCAATGATGGAGTGCTGAATTCTATATACAACATTTCCCCGCCTACAATTGGTAGACTTGATATCAAATTCTGTGTTTCAATTATAGCACAATATCCTGTCAGTACAGGGGAAAATATATCCTCGTATATTGTCATATCAACCATTGAACCTAGAAGATTGATTTTCTTGTTTGATTTTGTATCGATAAAATATATCTCTTTTATCTCTACATCACCCGCCTGTTGTATGCCAGGCTCAAATGCTTTATCCATTTAAGCTAGCTTCCTTGAATGCCTGCACAAATCTCGATATATAAGCGGGTTTAATTATCTTGATATGGCGTTTGAGTTCATTTTTAATATATTCATAATCATAATTAGTGATATTTTTAGGATTTATACCATATACCTCCAAACAAAAATCCTGGTCAATCCATACTCCCTCTAATGTTTCATAATGATGCGTGTTCTCTTCGTTACCTGTACCATATTTCTTTGTAACAAATTCGCTCAATGCTGTACCAGATAATGGCCACCCAGCATGTAAATCTGTTATATCATTGACATACATAATAGTCCAATGGAGGAATGGGTCATTATAAACACTAGCTGCGATAGATTCTGGTGTAGTATTATCTGCTACAATGTATTCATCACATATTTTAGCCAAATCCGAATTTGATATGTTAAATTGAATACGTTGCGTCAAATCCACTATAGTATCAATCACAGGGAATGCGTCTTGTGGTATCGTATAATCGTATTTAATAAATGAGAAATCTTTAAAGTATGTCATTAATAACCACCGTCTTGTACCATGTTTCTAGTGAGAGGTTCTAGTTCAACAAATGTCATATCTAGGCCTATTGCGACAGGATTATCCGTACCATCGAAAGCAATGAATTCTCCTATCTGTGTATAATTCACATCAATGCTTTGTAATGCACACGTTGTTATTCTGCTGAGCGACACATTCTCTGCCTCTTTGTGCATGAATTCTATGTCAAATTCTGCTGGTGTAATCAATAAGGATGAACCACCAGATGAACCATTCAATTCAGGATGCATGTGTGTCTTGAACAGTCGTATGATTTCATTTATGTTCAAGCTTTCCTGTTCATTTCTCGGTATGAAGATATAAGAAAATTGATGACTTCTAAATTTCATATTATTGAACAGTTGTTCTTGGCGTTTGTTGATTACCTTGCCTGTGAATTTCTGTATAATATTTTTTGTAATCTTGCTCGCACTGTCGCCAACCTCTCTAGCATTTATGCCAGGTATATAAGTGCCTATTTTCTTGATACCAGTGCCGACAGCGACAGGTGCTAATCCTTGTAATGTTGTTTCAGTCATATCACCATTAGGATTGATTGCAGCTAATACAGTCGCTCCCATCGCTCCTATTGCCTCTGAAGCAGAATAATCTGCATCATAATTTGCCCTAACCTTTGCTGGCATTGGCAAACATATTGCATATTTAAGTCGTTTTGTTCCAGATGTGAATTCAAACGATTCCATCTCTTTCGCTTTTGATAATTTAAATGGACTACCTTCAAATGCACCTACTACTTTATTATATCCACCGATTGCAGCATTGGATGTGCTCTTTATCGTTTCAGCAACATAAGATTTGTCTATTGATTGTGATACTGCGGTTCCAGTCCTCTTAGATTCGACTATACCCTGAGTATTAGAATCATCTTTTGCTACGAGTTTTGATTTGCTGTTTTCATTGATATAGAATACAGTGTAATAAGGATAACGGTCACCGCCCAATTGGTCTTTTGGGTATTCAATAGTAGAATATGGGCGGTTTTGTTCTAACGTCTTGTTGCCCATTATCGGTTTCTGTGTTTCTCCCAATAATATTTCTCTAGTTTTATATGCCATGTCTCGTGATAAATAGTGAATAGTCAATTAATTACTATTATTTATCACGAGACAATGAAGTATCACCAAGGTAAATTTTCACCAAAAAATCCAGAGAAATATATTGGAGATTCGACAAAAATCTTTTACCGGTCTGGTTGGGAAAAGAAGACAATGTTGTTTTTCGATAATAATGAATCCATTTTAGAATGGGGCTCAGAAGAAATTATCATACCATACTTGAGTCCGGTTGATAATAGGATACACAGATATTTTCCTGATTTCGTTGTCGTTTCAAAATCAGCAGATGGCAAGATTAATAGATATTTGGTAGAAGTAAAACCAAAAGCACAGACACTTCCACCTAAGATGAAAAAGAAAGCTACGCCTAGAATGCTTACCGAGATAATGACATACGAGGTAAATCAAGCTAAATGGGCCGCAGCAGAACATTGGTGTAAAACAAAAAAGATGTCATTTCTAATATTAACCGAGGAACACATTAAACCATGATGATGGGATTTAAAGAGTATTCGCAAAAAGGAACATACGCTGCACTAAGACCCACAAAAGAAGATGCAAAGGCATTATACGACATTTGTAAATCGTTGGGTGTGCCAAATGTAGAACAAGCAAACAAGTTACATTGCACTCTTCTATACAGCAGGAAATTCCTTCCAAATTACAAGCCTGAACCAGATGTTAAGTTTAATGGGAATGTGACTGGAGTTGAGATTTGGCCAACAAAATCTGGTAAAAATTGTCTAGTGATGAAATTTACTTCACCTAAAATAGTAAAGAGACACAATCAATTAATGGATGAACATAAAGCTACTTATGATTATCCAGAATATAAAACACATTTGTCATTATCTTATGATGTTGGTGATTTTGATACATCGACGATTGAAGATAAATTACCAAAAGCAATAACATTAACTGGTGAATACCAGGAAGAATTGGACACAACCGGAAAATGAGTGATATAAGGTCAATTATACATGCTAATGCTAAGAAAGAGAGCAAACTTTCGTGGAATTGGTATGAAACTAATGTCAGAAATGCTGCCGCTGGTATGTCTGCTCAAAAGTTCTTTGGGGATAATCGAGCACATCAGACAAAGAATATAGTTCCTGGTGATATGGTAAGTTTCTTCTATGACCCCAAAGGAAAAGATACTCTCCCGTATTATGACACATTTCCAATGATTCTACCTTTCAATGCAGACAAGGATTCTTTCACTGCATTAAATCTGCATTATCTACATCCTAGAGTCAGAGCAGTATTATTAGAAAAATTGATGGTATATGCAACTGACGATAAATTGACACCAAAAACAAGGTTGGCATTTAGTTGGCAGACATTAAAAAGTGCATCTCAGTTTTCTGAAATAAGTGTTTGTGTCAAGAAATATCTATTCAAACAGCTGAAGAGTAGTTTTATTGTGATACCACCCAAAGAATGGAAATATGTTGTGTGGCTTCCTTTGTGTAGATTCCATGGTGCTACTAACGAACAAGTATGGAGCAAAAAATGAGCATAAAAGATACTGTTGTCGATAACCTACAGAAATTGACCAAGCCGAATAATGCACTTTTATTAGGTGCAGCCAAAATAGCTTATGATGCTTTCGGTAAAAAAGAAACTACAGAACAACAGAATAATGATGCGTTTTCATTATCAGCATTCACATCTACATTAAAAAATGACCAATTCAGACTATCGAGGGGTTATTACTATGTTGGTTATATAATGATGAAAGGTGCGACATTAGAAGAGATAATGTCAATGGGATTCCACCTGAATAAAATCACAATACCAGGTTGGAGAGTCAAACCACAACCGGGTAAGATTTACGGATTGCAATATGAGATACCAGTAGAACTTGAACAAGACCCTATATGGATGACATTCAATGTCGATGTAATGCACAGGTTAGAATCGTTTTTTATGAATAAGACTAAAGTATCTATATTTAACACTGATTCATATTCACCTAAATATAAAGAAGATATACAATTCAATATACAGATTATAGCAACAGATGAGAATTTCGACCCAGTAAACAGCTACATTTTCGAGAACTCTTTCATAAAAACAGTTCAGAATGTCAGTTACGGTTCTGATAATTTGAGACACCAAGAAGTAACAGTAGAGCTAGTATATGAAACTGTCAAATATGAGGACATTCTATCATATAGACAATCTGGTGAACCTGTGGCTGACACTACATCAAATAATATGTTGAATATTGGTCCATTCAGTACTGATATAAGTCTAGTGAATCAAGTAAAAAACACAATAACTAATGTACCAAAATGGTTCACCGGACCAATTAAAATTTAATTATAAAGAGGATTATTATCATGGCAATTATAGAAATGCGTTTACCAGAATATGTTTGTACACTACCTATCTCTAAAAAAGAAATTAAATATCGTCCGTTCACAGTAAAGGAAGAGAAGATTTTACTTCTTGCACAGGAAGAACAGAACACTGATATGATGCTGACAGCAATGAATCAGATATTTAATAATTGCACTTTCGGTAAAGTAACAATTGACTCGATTAACAAAATCGATGCTGAATTCTTGTTCCTTCAACTTAGAAGCAAATCAATCGGCGAAGGTATCAACATCAAAGGAATATGTGAAGAATGTAGTATCAAGACACCTCTGTTAATGGATTTGACTACTGCATTTGTGAATGGTGAATTGAAAATTGAACCAATTGAGATAATGAAAGATGTGTGGTTGACGATGAAGGTCCCATCGTTGAAGGATTCTTTGAGGATAAAAGAAACGGATGATATTCTTGCTATCGCTATGTCTATTGATACTATCATCGAAGGTGAAAATATCAAACATGCGCGCGATTATACTGAACAGGAACTAGTCGAATTAGTAGAATCATTAATGAATCATCAGTTAGTCAAATTAACTCAATTTTATAAAAATTTCCCAGTATTGACTATCGATATTGCATATAAATGCAAATGCGGCCACGAAAATAAAATTCACATAGAAGGCATCGATAATTTTTTCGGTTAGGCCTCTCAGAGGAGGGGCTGGCTGAATATTTTAAATTGAATTTTTTTCTTGTCAATAAAAAACATTTTACGTTGACAGAATTGGAAGATATGTTGCCATGGGAAAGAAGTATCTATGTAGGATTATTAAAACAAAAGCAAGATAACGAGGAATAGTGTCATGGCGATTTTATCAAACGCAAATGTAGATAAACAAAAAAAGAGATTTAATTCTATGATTAGAGTCATGGCATTCAATCTAGTAGATGAGCATTTGACGAATGTTGGTGCTGTTATAACAAAAACAGAACAAGATGAATTGATAAAGAAAGAAGAACAAGAACTAAGAGTCCTATTCAAGACGAATAAAGAAGAATTCAACAATTACCTCAATTCTTATTTTCATAAAATACACGGTCAATCGATTACTTTACTTGCACCAGAATTGCAACAATTATTGATAGAAGAAGGTGCTGTCACGAGTAAAGGTAACATTTCAGCCAATGCTGCTTCACATGTAAAGAGTGGACTGGGAAAATTGCATAAAAGAGCATCTGCTCATGATATTGGTATTGATATAAAACCAACAACAACACCCAAAAGAGGTATAGCGGATGTATTTAAACCGCGATATTACGACCCGAATACATCCAAGACAACAGAAGAAAACAAACAAATTGTATTAGATAAAAAGGGATTTGCGGAAGATAATAAATACCGCGCGCTGATTCTATCCGAAGAAAAAAGGATATTAGACAAAAAACATCTTGCGACAGAAGAAGAAATTCGTCTTATAAAAGCGATTAAAGAAACAAAGAAAGATTGGGACAAAAAAGTAAATACTAAAGAAAATTATGAAGCAATACTTACACCAGCAGAAAAAGGACTCGTTGAAGTAATTGATACAGCAAAATCAGGGTTGAGTTCTATCTGGAAACTCATTAAACCGAAGAGTAATGTACCACCTCCGGTAGTACCTGCTCCTGTTGTACCTGCTCCTGTAGTACCTCCTGCAGCGCCTATCTCAGCACCATCATATATTTTTGATTCTCCTGATATAGTAGATGACCTAGATTCATCTGATAGTGCATTAAAAGAAGAAAAAGATGAAACATCAGATGAATTAATAGAAGCAGATATAGAATCAAAAGAAAAGAATTATGAAATCCTTGAAAAGATAGACGAAGATATAAAGACACTTCAGGATACATCAGATACTTCATCATTGGGAGATACAATAAGCGCTGGAATTGCTGCTTCTCTTGCGTCTAAATTGCCTGCTATACTAAAAACAGGATTATCTGGTGCTAGTGTTATTCTGAGTACGCCTTTTATTACAGCGGCTGCTGGTATTGCAAGTACAGTTGGTATTCTTGCTCTAATGATAAAGGGAGAAAAAGAATATAGAGAACATGGTATAAAAGAAAGTAAAGAGGCGAGAGTTGCTGTTGGTTCAGAATCCGATTCCCCTAGCTTCTTTGAAGTATTGACTGGTGACAGAAAATCACACGATATTAGACAGGGTGAAGCTAATAAAAAATATTCACAATTCCAAGGTACTGCATATTACGATAATGGATGGAAGGATTGGGATACTGGAAAAGAAGTAACATACAGAGAAGCAGCAAATGCACACGAGAAGAAAAAACTTGAAGTTCAACACAAAAATGATGCAGCAGAATTAGAAACTCAAGGAAAAATTACTGAGAAAAATAAAGATATAGCAAAAACAGAAAATTTGGCAAATGCTGTGAGTACAGCTGTTAGTCAAAACAATCAACAATTGACACAAAATATATCGGCTATATCGAGCAAAGGAGCAGGACAAAAAGATAGCCCCCGAAATCCAGATAATAGCATAACACTATTCCTGAATACGAGGGCTAAATTTGCTTAATTGAATTTACTCAGATTTTTCTGCGAGACTTCTGATTAGATTCATAACATCATCTGTATCATCGTCAGTTTCTACTTCTGTTCGCTTAGTTTTAGTTTCTTTTACTACTTTAGTCTGGACTTCTTCTTCATCGTCAGATACAGTAGGTGTGTTACGAGTATCAGGAACCTTGGCTAATACAAAATCAAGTCGTTTCTGCAATGCTTCGAATGATTTGAATTTGTCCTTTTGAATAAACTTCTGAGGATTATTTTCTGCATTATATTGAGCCTTGAAATCGACATCAATATCATCCCCCGATTCAAAGGTGGATTTACCGTAATTTACTTGTCCATCTACCTTGCGAATTCTAAGTTTGAAATTTGGCCAATTGTTTTCATCATCATCTACACCAAAAACGTTGTACTTCTTATCATCTTCATCCACAGGCTGCAAAGCATCTGCAATCATATCAAAAATCTTAGTACCGAACTTGTAGAGATATACATTGCCTTCGTGTTCAGGATTTTTCTTGTCTTCGATTACAAGCACTCTTGCAATATATGATGTCTTACGATTCATGCCATATTTGCGAGCATCGTCTTTTGACATAGCAGCATACAACTTGCCATTTTCAGCACATACTGGGCATTCTTCGTCGATTGTAGTGAGACAATTATCAATCAACCATTTTCCATTTGGTCCTTGGAAACCGTGAGTGTACAATTTGACGAATGGTAAATCTTCTTCTGTTGCTGATGGGAGGAACCTAATTACAGCAGACCCATTGCCGGCTGCATCACGTGCTGGATAATAGAAGAATTCATCTATTCTATCGGAAGAGTTTGTTTTTGCTTTTTGGACTGCTGCTAAGAGTTTGTTCATTGCTGACATTTTATATTTCCTTTATTTTAAACGGCTTTTCGACATTTCATCATACGTGCCAACCTGTTAAAAATCACAAAATCATAATGTAATGTGGAGTAACAGCACTCCACATCTTTATTTATTACAGTAAAATCACTTTAAAAGGTGCTTCAACTGTAAATAAAGTTCTTCATTTTCTTCATCATAGTCGAGTGCTTCCTCTTCTAGGATTTCATTCAATCTTTGTTTCTTTTGTTTGCGAGCGATATTCTCGTCAACTTCATCGTTAAAACGTTTTTTATGGAATTTCTTGTCCACTTCTCTATTTCCTAAATGATAACACGAATGGTGAATACTTGCAAATTTTTCTAACTTCTTCTTTCACTAAAGGGTCCTTTGAATTCTTCAACCGTTCAAATAAATGATAAGTAGCATCACACAAACAAACGAACTCAATACTAATATCATTTTTCCAAAGTAACTGGAGAATTGGTGGAGGGTTTCCTGTTCTAGTTTCTTCAAAGAGGGACTCGAACGATACATCTTTATTCTTTCTGATGGATTCAATGGTGTCAAAATCATTTGTTATGTTCCTAGTGAAAGTCGAATAAAATTTATTCTTCTCAAAATATTTATCATTTGCTGAGGCATAATCTTTGTATAACCAATCTGTGTTATACAAGAAATTAAAAACACAAAATTGTAATGCATGTTTGTCTGAATTTATAAATTTTGCGAAATATGAGAAGCGCGATTTATCGCTCCTTTTATCAAATGCATCACCTGAAATCGTCCTTGTCTTTCCCTTATATTTGAAGATATCATAAGAAGAAGTAAAATGCAAGTTCACAGCTGAATAAATTTTATAAAATTTATAAGACTGAATTGACATTTCAGAATGGCAATTTAGATGTTTCCTTCAACAAACCCAATGCAATAGATTCTTCCTCTAACTTGCATTTGAGGATAGGCGAAACTAATTTCAATTTTACTAAATCCTCTGGGTCAATTCCTTTGCTATCACACACATGCATTATAGATTCCATATATGATAGGCGATTGTCTATAACTGCATCCTCTACGCACATATAGAACTTTTCTCCATTCAAGAATTGAGATTCAAGCTCCTCTTTAATAGGCATAATCATTTGCCCAGTTATAAAGGTGTTTAATGAGTGACTTCGATTTGCTAGATGTGCCGCATGTTAGAAATGTTTGGTGAGTCAAACCGATTTTAATGTTATCATGAATGGAATAGTCTCGATGCAAATGGAACATAAATCCGATATTATTAGCCTCATTAGCATAAGCATGAGCAAGACCGATTGACTTCGAAAAATTATCCGTTTCAGCACAGAATGCTGGATATATTGTCAATGTCATGTTGGAATAATCGAGCTTACACACTGCTGTCATACCACCACTAGAAGAGATTTGGTCATTATAAAAGTCCCAGCGCCGGAAATAACGTACTACTTTTACTACATCTGCCTTCTTTTTTTCTACATCGAATACTTTGCGTGCCATTTTATGTCTCCAATTATCAGTATTGTTTCATCACGAAGCCAATGGGTTTCAGGCTATCAGCTCGAATAAACTGAGCAGTCTTAAAATCTGTTGTTACTTCAATAAAACGAATTCCATCAATCTGTTTTTCTAACGTTTCTCGTTCGAGGAAATAGAAAATCATTTCTGGGTCGTAAAGGGATTCTGCTTTGATGAACTTGTAGTTTGTCATAATTATCCTTATAATAAATTAAAAATGTTGTGGTGTCAATTATAATCGAAAATGATTATTTCTTAGCGCTCAATTCACCAGAATTTGGTCGTTCTTTCTGATAAATCGATGATTCAATGCGAAGATTTTCTCCATGTGCTTCAAAAATCATTCCACCATTTCCATAAATTCTCACAGTACCATCCGCAAGAGTTTGAATTGTCAAATGCAAGAACCTTTCTGTCATAATTCCATCCTCTGCATAATGTAATCACACACAATCTTAGCAATGGGTTTATTAATTTCCTTTCCAGTAAATCCAGATGCTGCAATGACTTCAATTTCTTCCTTGAAAATATCCTGCATGACCCATTTAATCATTTCACCTGTTCGCTTGATGTCAATTTCACCCCCATTTAATGTATCGAATACGTTTTGAGCAGCTTGTTCGAGTCGACCATTGTGAGCTAATGTATTGGCGAGCACATTGAGATTATTGATTTTCTCAATATCTACTTTTGCGAGTGTTTTCACTTTGCTGTTGCTGTGTTTATCTCCTTTTACTTTAAACCAGTATCCAGAATCATTCCAGCCATCATCAACACGTCGCCAAACAATTCCTTCACCCGTGCCACTGACACCGAATGCTTTCCCTACGATACATTCAGCTTCGACATCAGCAGTAATTTCGTTCAATTTATTTTGACTTGCATGAGGATTCTCGAAGTCAATTTCTAGTTCGTAATATGGAAAATCCCAGATACAATAAATTGCACTCTTCTCTGGAATGACACCTTCAGCTTTCAAAATATACTCTCTGCACCCATTGACTGTATCCATTACTTGAGTGCGAGTAAAATAAGTCTTTTGGCCTGTTTCATCCACAAAAGCCATCCCAAAGATTACGAACATCTTGGGCAAAGATGAAATAGCAACACCTTTTTGAATTCCGTTACCACACCATTCACCCCAAACAACAATATCCTTCTTCCACGATGTATCAACCGCATCACGAGCGATACTACGTGCAGTTACAAGTAAATCACGAAATTGAAATTCATTTGCTGTTCCGAACATCGCAAATCCAGCATTATCCTTTTCAGGGGTGATAATATTCTCCCTGGACTGAAACCACATTTCACCGTCCTCAGATAATACAACCCCAGCACAGGTCCCATGTAACTTACAAGTTCCCTCAAACTTCAATTTTGGGAGTTTAATGAATGGGTCGAAAATTGCATCACCATTTTCATCTAATCCTTTGAAACGAGCTTTGTGTTGTACATTTTTCACAACGTTACGAAATTGCTCGATGCTAGGCCATTTAATCATTCGCATAATCAGTCCTTAACAATTTTCACTTTATAACCAAGAATTTTCTCGACATCCGCAACAGACAATTCCTTCAGAAAATTCGTCTTGGCGTTGAACTCGGATTCTGTGTGTTTGTTTCCATTTAGATACCATCCTTTTCTACCATCAATGTATTCAGCGGCTGGACCGTCCTCACGATGTACCTTGTCGTTTAGATACCATAATTTATCTCCATTAACATATTCAGCGGCTGGACCATCCTCACGATGTAACTTGTCGTTCATATACCAGAATTTCTCGCCATTTGCAAGTTCAACAGCAGGACCATCTTCACGATGTAATTTACCATTCAAAAACCAACATCTGTCGCCATTATTATAAACTTTTACTGTGTACGTTTTCATAATCAATCCTTAACAATCTTCACTT